TGCTTGGTTTCGAACGGTTGCCAAATTGTTGGTGCCGCTTTCAATGCGTAAGCGAGTGCCTGTCTTTACGTCGAACAGAGCGTTGTTCGCCGTGGTGGTACCGTTAATCTCAACAGCCGTAAACGCCGTCTCACTGCCCGAGGCCCCAGCGGCCACTATAAAGTCAATCTCACCGGGAGAGGTCTCTGTCATCTTGACCTCTGTAACCCCGGTCTTGAGTCGGGCTGTCGTGCCCGTTAGCTCCATTTGAGAGTTAGTGTTAGCTCCGTCTGTCACAGTCGTGCTAGTGCCTTCTTTGAGTTCAGCGTATAAGGTCGTTAGTCGACCGTCGGTAATCCACTTACTTGTTGCGCTGTCCCAAGATATTACGTTGTTATCTTGAGGGCTTGAGGCGTTAACGTCACCTATATCATTAAGTGCGTTAACTGAACCTCCAGCCGTTCCGGGTTCAAAGTTGCCAGAGTTGGAGTCGTAAACCAATGCGTCCCCGTTGGCAAGCCCAGTGAGGTCCACGTCGGTTAAAACGCCTATACTTTGACCCGAAACGCTCTCAGTGTCCTCAACGTAGTTTACTACAGCGTAGCCCGGGTTTAATGCCGTGACATGGGTGCTCTGTACGTTCAGTATGTCTCCGCTCTCCAGAGCCATAGTGTCTGGAAGCAGTTGAGTCATATTTCCCGACGTGTGGCTAACCTCTCGTATTTGAGTGTTGGTACCTCCAGACTTGTGCAAAGACAGGGTCACTGTCGTATTGTTATAGTCGTCCGAAAAGTAGACGCCCTTCACCAGCGTCGTGCTAGCTACACCTCTGAGGGCTACTTCGTCGCTATTGGCTGTGTCGAGGGTTACCTGCGATATTTTATAACTGTTTGCCATTACTTTTCTAAAAAGGTTTGTAGTAATTCAATCTCATCCTTATCGAGACCTCCTGTTCCTCCAGTGTCGCTGGTTGCTTCGTCTTGAACGAAGTCAGAAAGGTCAGCCCCTGAAGGCTTCTCCATGTTTCCTACTGGAGGGTTTGGCCCTCGAGTTGAGTCGTTCTCAACTTCTGTCGTGGAGCCAATGTTTGCCTCTGCAGAGTAGTTTCTAAACCAAGCCTCAAACTCTTGACGGCCTTCATTTAGCGTGTAGCTTATTTCGTATGGGATTATAATTTTAGTAGTAGTGTCTAGCGTGTCTGTCACCAGTCTATTCCAAGGGAAGATAACCTGACTCACGTTGTCGTGCCCAGTGTCATACCCGTATATGCAGGCTCCATTAATCGTCTCCCGGACTCGTCCTCGCAAGTTCATGAAGTTGGTAGTCACGAGTTCAGACAAGGATTCCTTTTGGAAAGTCTGGTCGTAAGGCCTTTGAAACTTAAGGTTATCCTCTTGGTTGCTCGGAGAAACGTAGTCTGATGAAGTGAACCTGCCGTGCGTAGAGTTCCCTGTGTTGACAAAGCTGGCGCCTAGGCGTGTTCCATTAAGGTTCAACACCTGCTTACCCTGAGTTGTAGAAGGATACGCTACACACATCTGGTCGAACTCTTTGCTTCCGTCACCAAACATAATCTCAACACCGCTAAGCTCAAATCCTGTCAATGAGTTTGGCTTAGTCCCTTGGCCATCCGTCGCGGCGTCGCTGCTCTTCGTTCGGTAAGAGGGGGAGAAGTAGTTGTCACCCAATTCGCCGTCGGTTCCGTCACTGAGGTAGATAAGGTTTGGCCCAGTAAGCTGGTCCCATTCCTCGAGTACAGGACTCTGTATCTTTATCTTCTCTATTGTTCCAGAGGCAGAAGGCGTGTCATAAACATAGTCGTGTCGCCACACATAGTGGTTACGCTCGGGGTCTCTAGCCAGTATATTGTCAGCCGTTCCGCTGAGCTTTGTAAGCGGCGGCGTGTACGCCTCTAGGTTAGGGTAGTCTGTTTGCAGAAACTTAGACGCAACCCCTTCTTCTATTACGCTATTGTTTGCCCCTAATGGGATGTCTAGCCAAGCGTCAGAATATCGAGAGTCGGTGTCTTCCACCCACTCGTATGTACCCTGCCAGAACTTCGGAAAGTATTCGTTGTTTCCTGCACCAGTTATTGTAACGGAGTAGTCTTCTCCCTCACTGTCGTATGCTATCGTTCTTACGGGACGACTCAACCTGTACCAGTTGGAACCGTCGTATACCTCAAAGCGTTGCTTGTATATAGCCAAACTACCCCAAGTGGCCGGCTCCCCCGTGACATTCTTGTTTGTGTAAGATACGTTTCCAGATATGTGAATCCGAATCTGACCATCGTTGTTGCCGTTAGGTATCTGGAGGTCGGGGATTGACCTCTCTCTGTTTCGAGTGTCGAAGAGGCCGTCCCAGCTGTTGTCTCCATCGAAGAACGGGCCTTCATAAGCTACCTCGTCCCGGTCTGCAGCCGCGCTTCGGCTCTGACGAAACATATCCAGTAGCGGCTTGTCGAAGCCAGCGCCAGTTTCCCAGTTAGGTCTTTGCTTTGAATCGTGGTAACCTATGCCGTTTGCGTAGAGAAGGTCGGAACCAGCTCTTACATGCTTCTGGGTCACTGCTCTAACAGCGAAAGCAGCCTTTTTTGCGATACCTCGAAGAAAGTCGAATCGAGGCCTGTTCACGTACAGTGTGGAGCCCGCGTATACCGCAGCTCCCCTGTCGTAAAGGTTGGGATTGTAGGAGGCTGTGGACAGATTGGCGTAAGTGTCAAGGTCATTGTCTTGAGTCACGTTCCACTCAATCAGGTCGTATTCCTCGTCGTTGTCGCACATGAATTGCGCGGCCTTATCAAAGACATGCCACTTACCATCTGCAAAGCAAATAGTTGCACCCATGGCTGCCATAATGTCTTGCACCACGAGCTTAGAGTTCGTGAAGGTGTCTGGGTTGAACTTATCCATAGACATAAACTTCTGTCCAGATACAATTCGCTCCTCCTCAATATTAGAGTAGTAAAATGTATTTGGGTTCAGTTCCATGTAGTCCATAACTCCCCGAGTAGTTCCCGAAAATGTGTACAGGAACTCGTTTGGGTATCCATCAGTGTTCCCTGTGACGGGCTGATTCAACTGATGCTCCACGAGTACCGGACTGCCTGCTGGCGCGATGAGCGATGTGTGAGGCAGTTTACCCAAGGCGTTCCATAGTGCGTCACGAACCTTCATGCTGCCGCTGTAGCGGTCTCCGTTGTCTTGAACCCAGTTGATGTTTTCTAGGATTCCTAGCCCATCAGAAGCTTGAAGTGACACGGTTGTTATCCCGTCAGCAATCTCCTCAGAGGTTCCTTCGGGATGTATAATTCCACACCAGAACACGTTGTTGCCTTTCATCACCCTAACGCACATGCGAAACTCTTCTGCTGCAAACACAACAGGCATGATGGCCGAGCGGTGTGTCTCGTTGAGGTACATGCTCCACTCCATGGTGGACGACATGAGAGGGGAGTCCTTGTCACTCCCCTTCCAGTCGATTGTGAATCCGGCCACGTCAAACTCCACCACATAGTCCAAGTCTACAGACGAGGAGTCCATGTCCCAGAGTTCAAACCTGAATGTGTCCTTCTGATTCTTTAACGTGGTATTTACAAGGCGTCTAGCCATAAATTCTATTGTTAGCAACCACGCCCCGGGTTGTGGCGAAGACAAGGTCATTGCCAGCTACTGCTCCACGGAAGTTTGCGAAAACCCCCTGCCCCGGTGTGGCTAAATTGTTTGATAAGTTTGCTGCTCCAGACAGGTTGCCTGCCCGAGCTTGAATATTTAAAAGTGCGCCCAAAGCTCCGCCCGTCAAGGCGTTGCCCAAGGCGATAAGGCCAGTGAGCAACAAAACCTTTGCCACCATGGTTGCGGCCATTATGGCGAACTGCCGTCCAGCCTCTCTAAGGTTTTCGGCGAGAGTTTGAGTTGGGTCTATAATGGAGCGAGCCAATATGGCACCCAAAGCTTGTGCCCCAGACTCCATTCCTCGGAACACTGTTTGTAGCCCATTGTGCACAACAGCCAAAGACGTCTGCATGCTGTAACCAGACTCTTTGATTTTGTCAACGTATCGCTGGAACCGCTCGGGCAGCATTGCGTATAGGTCGGCTAACTCTCTTGTGAGTTTAGCTTGATTCTCTATCTGCTCCTGAGTCTGAACCCGTCCTCGGTAGCCTACTACAAAGTTCTTCTTGCGTTTCTTTTCCGTGTCCTCCTCGGCCTTCGCCAAGTCCTTGAACATCTTGGAGTAGTTGCTGAGCCAAGCAATCAGCAGGTCGTTGTCTTCAATCCGCTTCTGCAGGTCTTCGCTAAGTTCTTTTCCATACTGAAGCTCCCTGAACTTCTCGTCGTTCAGCGCCATCTGGGCGTCTCTCAGTCGGTCTAGACGTTCCTCAATCTCTTCGTAGATAGAGGTTGCCGAGCGCTCATTGCCAGAGGAGTCAGTTGTTTGAACCGCGTTGTTCACGCGCTCATACATGTCGATGATTCCTTCGAGAGCTTCCTTGGTCTTGCCTGTCTGACTAGACGTTTCCTCTAGCGACTGCCAGAAGTAGTCTTGATACGTGACTACATCGTTGAGCTTGCCTCGGAGGCCTGCAAGCGCGTTCTCTGCAGAGCGCATCTCCTGAGCTGCTGCAGCAATCTGCTTGGCCATGCCCTCGGATAGACCGAACGGCTCAGGTCCAGTTATAAGCTCGACTACTTCATTGTAGGTCTTGCCCGCCTGAAGCAGGTTGTATGCTTGGTCAACTATGTCTCCACCAAAGGCTTCGTCATTTCTTATTCGAGCCTTGTCAAGCGCGTCCTGTATTTCTGTGATGGCGCCAGTGACGGAGCTCATAAACTCCTCTCGACTGCCAAACTTCTTTCCTTCCAGTATATCGTATATTCCGTCCTCTCGATAGAACTTACCCAACACCGCGCTCAAGTCATCTACAGACGAGCCGGCCTTAGAAGTCCTTTCCGAGAAGTCGTCCATTGCGTTCTTTGCAATGAGCATTCCAGCTACGAGTGCGGTAATCACTGCGCCAGCCGGGTTTAGCTTTGTCATCGCCAACACGAGTCGCTCTAAGGCTTTTGCCGCAAGGACAACAAGCCCTTTGAAGGTGTTAAACGCTCCCGCTGCAAGGCGTAGGCCAATCAGGAACTTCGCCAGTTTTATGTCTCCGTCGTCAATACCTCTCACGAAGTTAGCTAGGTTGCTGATGGATTGCTTGAGCTTGGGGCCGAACTTCTCTAGAAGTACAATACCAATCTCTTGAACAGCTGAGCGGAGGTTCTTGAGACGACCAATCAGAGATTCGTCGACCGCCTCAAACAAACCGTCGATACCACCTCTCTCTCTAGCGATGGCTTCGGCCAAAGCAAGTATTTCTTCGTTCAAGCCACCAAGTGCCAAAGTACCACCTGCAGCCCTTACTCCAACAATCTTAAGAACCTCGTTAAAGCTCTCGTTTTCTTTGATAAGACCAATGAAGTCTTTCTTGATTTCTTCTGAGGTTTTCCCTACGCTTTGCAGGACCTTTCTAAAAATCACACCACCCCTAGAACCCTCGAAGCCAGCGTCAGCCAACTTCGCCAATACGGCAGCTGTTTCAGCAAAGCTAAACCCAGCGGCATCAGCTTCGCCACCTGCGTAATTAAGTCCGTTACGGAGGGTCTCGAAATTAAGGGCCGACTTAAGTGTTGCGTTTGCAAACTGTTCCGACAAAGACGTTGTAGCCTCTTGTTTGGAATTATACGAGTCAAATGTGTTGCCGAACTTGTTGATGGTCTTTATCAGCGTAGCACCGGCCAAGGTGGCTTCAGTGTCCATTGCCGTAGCAAACTTAACAACACCTTCGGTAACTTGGTCTACGTCATCTACTGTAAGACCAAGTTTCTTCATTTCAAGCTGAAGCTGTGCTACCTCTGCTGCGGTAAAGATACTGTTTTTACCCAGTTCCCGCGCTGTCTCGGCAAGTTTGCCAATGCCTACGGCTCCGTCGGCTTCGCCCAGAGCTTTCAGCTTTGCGTTAGCGAGGTCGAAGTCTGCGGCTGCCTTTGCAGCATCAAACCCGGCGGCAAGGATAGCTCCGCCAAGCGCGTACTGCATGGTTCGGCCAACGGTTTGAGCCGTCTTGCCGAACACAGATAACTTAGTTTGCGCCTGAGTCAATCCTTTTAGGAATGTCTTCGTGCGCAGTACCAGTGCTATGTTTACGTTATTGCTTGCCATTGAAGGACTTGTTTTTCTGAATTAGTTTGTTTACGTCATCCCTTGTTTTTGGTCGCGCAGATTCTTTCTTTGCGGCCTCGAAGGGATGGAAGTCTTCTGGCTGATAGCGTTTCCCTTTTTGAGCTTTTGAATTTGCGTAAAGGGCCATTAAGGAGGCGGTGTGGTTCCACTGCATCTTCTCCCGCTCTTCGAACCCTTTAATCATCATAAGGGTTTCGCTAAGTGTCCACTCCCAGAACTCGTAAGGCTTGACTCCGTACTTGACGGCGCTAGCGTACAGTTCTTCTATGGGAGGAGTGCGGGAGTCCTCGGCCCCTACCCGTTTCCCGGGTCTTCGTCGCCTCCGCCTAGAGCTCCTGCAATCGCCTCGGTGACCTCTTCTAAGGCCCCTTCGATTTCGTAGAACTCTGCGATAAACTTCTCCTTGTTCATCTTGAACTCCTTGTCGGTGCGAGCGCACTCCGAGAGTACGGAGAAGTATGCAATTGTGGGAATCGCTGTCAGAGGGTCGCCCTGCATGAACTCTTCAAAAGACTCTAGCTGCAGATTTGAATCTCGCAGTACGAGTCGCAATGCGTTCATGTTGAACACTCCCTTGTATTTTTTGTTGCGGAGCTTGATGTCAAACTCTCCGCGAAAGTAATTTGCTGTCTTCATGGTTGGTTGGTTGAAAAAAAAGGGGAGACTCAAATGCCTCCCCTTATGTTAGTTATTATCCTTTGTACAAGTCTCCGTAACCCGTGAGGGACACTGAGTAAGTAGCGATGTCGTCAACACCACCTGTGATTGAAACTGAGTCAATCAAGGTTTGACCGGCGTAGAACGTGTCTGTTCCACTTCCCTCTTCGATATTGAACTTAGCAATGAGGTAGTTCTTGTCTCGTGCAGCGTCCATTACGGTGATTGCTGAACCCGACTGAGAAGCTACATCCAAGAGGCCGTCAACAGATGTGCTCCAGCTCATAGCGCCAGAGGCGATAAAGTTGGTGGAGCCACCCAAGCCGTCGCGGGCTGCGGTCTCGTTGATAGTGTTTGTAGCTTCCAGCGTGGACGAAGTAGCCAAAGCCACCAAGGTGAGTTCGTCTGTTTCGTCAGAAGGGTCACCCTCGGGGGTTGCTGTATCGCGCTTCGCAATTCCTGTGAATGTACCTCCGTTCACCACCATGAAGTAGTCTCCAGTCGCAACGCCGTCAGGTACATCACTGGCGACGAGGTCCGTCATAGCGTCGGTTGTGTCTAGAATCTCCAACGGAGATGTTTGAGTTGTGTCTAAGGAATAAACCCCTAGACTGTTTGAGTTAATAGTTGCCATTGTTTTTAATTAATTAATTAACGAATGAATAATCGTTTAAACATGTTTCCCAGTCCTTGGGATGTGTTCCTTAACACTCTTCCGGTCTTGGGTCTGTACCAAGCGTTAAAGGGTATTCTTTTAGACCGCCTAATCCTTCGAGCGGGAGTAGCGAAGAAGTGGACGCGCCACCCAGCATTGTTACTCCCCTTCCTTGGAGGGACGGGTCGAGCCTTAACCCCGTACTCCATCTTAACCTTGGCGTACCAAGTCTGGAGCCCTATCGGGTCAGTGGAGTCTCCGGTCTCTCTTGTAATCTTCTTATAAACTTTGCCTCCGTTGATAGCTTCTGGCCATGGTTTAGCAGACCTTCGCAAAACCTTTCTTATTTCTTTGGAGCCGTTCTGCACAGTAAACTGAACGCGATTGAGCTTTCTTCGGAGCCGCTTATCGTCTACGTATATTTGAGTCGGATTCGCCATTATTAACTTAGGTCTGCACCTGTAGGTAGTTTGGGCGTGTCGTCGTCTCGTAGTTCCGCTCTAAGCTTGTACGCTTCGTTTCGACCGAATATCTGGATAGAGTAGATTCTAAATCTAGCGCCTTCGTGTTGAATCCAGTCCTCAAATCGAAGGCCAGAGAAGAACCTACATATAACCTCAATCTTAATCTTACCAGTCCTCTGTTCGTTTATCTCTTCCTCAGAGCTACCGGCAGAAGGCGAGCCAATGTATTTAATACTGCCCCACCGGTTCTCCTTGAGCGTTTGCACGTTTAGGCTTTGTTCGCCTGTAGACGAATCAACAGCCGTGACGTCCCTGTAGAAGTTGAGCTTGTGCTTTAGGTCTCCTAATTTAAAGCTACCCATGTCAGTAAACCTTTACTGTGTTGATGAGTCGCTGAGCCCCTTCTTTCACCTCGGTGGTAAGGCCGCCCACGTATTCGGCTTCTCGCTGTGAATCGTAGTGCGCCACGAGTAGTAGCATGGCTTGTCGATATTGTCGAGGCAAGTCTTTTACATTGTCACCGCCGGTGAGTTCCACTTTGTACAGGTCGTATTTTTGGTCCGTGTTTATGTCGGACGGCGCCTCTAGTTCGGTGAAATCTAACTGCAAGGGGTAGCCCGTGTTTCGGACCTTTGCGTTCGAGTCATCTAATGCAGTGTACGTACCTTGGTCGTTTAGGTAGGACTTGGAGGACACTGTCCAGCTTCCTGTAACACCTCTGAGCGTCTGTATGTTCTCGATGTCTACCTCGTCCAGATACACAGTCACCGTAGCGGAAAGCGCATCGGGCGATTCGTTGTACGTGTCTTCGGCGGTTTCGTGTTGCTCTGGCGTCGATGAGGAGAATACTCGGTTAGTTAGAGTTTCCATATAGTCGCATGCAGAGGCAACGTATGACTTGATTAACTCTTCGGCGTCTCCATAGTCATATCGCAGATGTTCTCGCACCACCGAGTAGGGGACCATGTCCTCTGGGTAGTAGTTGTGTTCTTTTGTAATCTTCATATATCGCCGTGTTTAGAAGTGGGGCAGGGTTTCGAACCCTCCGCTGGGTACTGCCATACGGTGCGCCTACGCCCCCACTTGAGGGAAATAGGGGGAGCACGTTCGCTCCCCCGTTTCCTATATAGTCAATTACAATCCAGTCATACGAGCGAATCCATTCGCCTGCAAGGCTTTTACATCCTTGTACTCGTTGGCAATGATTCGAACGACACCCTTAGCTGCGTCAGTGTATGGGTCCACAATGAGGTTCATTCCACCCCATCCGGCTGTCACGAGCTGATTCTTGTCAAACATGAACAAGTCACCTGCAGACGTGTCGTTTCCTGAGCCGCCAACCTGAGATGCAATCACAGTGTTGTACCCCAGAATGCTAGAGCGAGCGTTGTTCTGACCACCTACGCCGAACGAACCGGCTGGAGAGCTAGCGTAGAGCAAGCCGCTACCAGCGTCCAAGCTCAAGGTACGAGCCTTGCGGTACGCCTGTGGGTCGCAGAGCGCCACAATGTCGTCCAAGGATACGTCGTTAGCGAGCAAGGTCTCCTCGAGGTCAAGGGGAGATGTAGAGCCAGCTGTGTAGGCTGTGCTGTTTCCTGCCGCTACTTTGTCGTCAATTACGTCGATGATGGCATCGTTGAACTGCTTGTCCAATGCGCGGCGAATGTCCATCTTGATGAACGCCTCCATGTCGTCGCCAGACTGAGCCAACATCTGCTGAGTCACACCTACGTGTGCAGCGTAACGAGTTGGGCTCAAGGTCACGGCGCTGAATGCTGGCAAGGCTTCACCACGAGCGACCCCTTCATCTGTTTCAGCAGCTGCCGTCAACGTGCTCTGAACCTGCATCTGAACGTCTCCGTTGAGATTAGAGAGGTTTCGAACACCCAATCGAGTCGCGATGTCGTTTGGAGCGTAGTTCTCTACAATCCCTTGGTCATCCTTTCCAATCGCACCACCGAAGGCTGTTGAGCCTGAGCCGGGAGTGCTTGTACCCAATGAGCGAACGAGCATCTCAGGGAGGTTTACACCGCCTGCAACAGAGATACCTGCGTTGCGCATTTCGTTAGCACCCTCTTGAGACATTTCTGCCTCGAGACCTGTGAGTTGGCCTTTTGCGGCCTCCTTAATAAACTTGCCAAAGTTGAAGTCTTTGGCAGCACGAGCCTCTGCTTGGTTGCCGAGGCCCTGAATTACCGCTGGAGCGGCATTACCTGAATCTTTCATATTTAAATTATTGGTTTTACGAGCCTCGGGCTCATCTTCTTTATCTTCGTCTTTCTCCTCTTTTTCATCTTCTTTAGGAGGGCGAGGAGCATCCTCCGTCATAAACTTTTCTTCTTTGTCGTCCTC